ATTGTTTCTATTGATTATTTCAAATCGTTTACTTGTCATTTCTTTTGTAATATAGTTTATAAAGTTCTTAACTATTCTTTCTATTTCTTTCTTTGTATTCTCTTTTAATGTTTCTATTCTTTCCATTATTTCAGTTGTATCTTCTGCTGTTTTATCTATATCTAAAACCTCTTGTTTTCTTGCTTGTTCTATTAGTTCATCACCATAGATTAACTCTTTCCAAGTTATAGTATTTAAATCTCTTTCTTCATCAAGTGCTAACTCCATAATGTTATGGATGAATTGTAATGCTCCCCAAAACTCCTCAAAGTTATTTGCTCCATTGAAAAATCTAAACTCAATAGTTCTAGAGTTATTTAGATTTAATGCTACATATCTATCGTGATATGCTCCTATATATTTTTCTTTTAGATATTTAGTTGATTTATATTTTATATTTTCTTTTTCATCATTACTATAATCACTAAAGAATTGCGACCAATGAAAATCTCCATTTCTCCTTGATAGTTTCTTGATTTCTTCTTTAAAACTTTCTAGTAATACAATTACTCTTGATATAACATTGTCATTTGGTCTTGTAACATGAAAATGTAGTCCTGTGTTACCATCATCCCCATATCTTAGTCTTTCCATTTCTTCAAAAAACTTTCTATAGTTTTCTTTTCTACTTTGTAAGTATAACCAACTTTCAGGATGTGTAACAACCTCTACACCACCCTCATTTAAGCTGCCATCGTGCATACCTACTGCGTGTATATATTCATTCATAGTACTTATAACACTTTCTAGGTCATTATAACTTTTAGGTTCAAGTTCTATTTCTTTACCTATGTAGTATGGTACATTTTCCTCATTTGGTGCTTTGTATAATTTCCAATCACTAAATGCATGATATTCATATAGTAAATCGTCATCATCATAACCATAATCATCATAACAACTATCACAATAATAGCAATCATTTCTTTCACTATAATGTAGGTCATCATAATGGTAGCACTCATCACAACCTTCACAATAACCATAGTCCCCTCTATCAAAACAATTTCTACATACCTCACCTACACCATTTACATAAATTGTGTCTCTAAAGTAGTTTCCACAATCATTACATTGACAATAATTTTGTATGCACTCATCACATACAAGTTTATCATCATCCTCTACATAATAACTGTTTTCTCTTTCCTCAACTTTACCACAGTCATCACAATAGAAATAATATTCATCAAAACAGTCTTGACAAACATATTCCCCCTCACTAATTTTGTAATCGTCATAGTCAATTACTTGTCCACACTTGCTGCAAACAATTTTTTCATTTTTCATATTTTTACCTCTCTAGTGCTAATTTTTAGCACTTTATAACCTACAATAAAATTATAAGTTATAAACTACTAAAAAGTAGTTGCGTTTCATTGTGTCTATGCACCCCTTGACACTTTCAGAATACAATTATTCCTCATTATTCCATATAGTATTCTACGCCTATGATATCTTGAAATCGTTATTGCTACATCAGTGTACTATATTCCTAGATAGAATACTACCTTGTGAACCTCAACACGAATATTTTTTCTTGCCTTTGAAATAGTTATTCCACTTGCTTATAATTTTACAATGATATTATGTGTAGGTATTCCTACATACCAAGTTATTATTCATAAGTAGTTTGGTATTTCATAACGATTTCAAGATATATTTTAGTTTTTATTAACCTTAATTTTAAGGTTAATTTTAAGTGGTATTTCAACCACACACCATAAGTATAACATAACTATTTTTTAAAGTGGTATTTTTTTTGCTTTATGTTTTACTTATTAATTTTTTGTGCTTATCACCTCAACACACTTTCATTATATCATAGGTTAATTTTAAAGTGGTATTTTTTTAACTTGCTTTAACCTATATTAATTTTAGTTGATAACCTCAACACACCTAAAGTATAACATAACTATTTTTTAAAGTGGTATTTTTTTTTTAGATAAAAAAAAAAAAAAGACTATTTCTATTCATAGTCTTTTAATATAAAGTATTTATTATCTTTTAATTTACAAGTAATGTTATCTATATCTTTAGCCGTGTAATCGCTAGTATGATTATATGTAATGTTTAACCAGTTGCTGATACTTTGTAAATTGTCACTATCATATTTATTGACTAAATCAACTATAACTCCTTCACTATTTTTTACTACCTCATAAACAATATAATATTTCATTTTTACCTCCTCTAATACTATATTTTTTAATTGTCTTTTTTGGTATAAGATAACCAAGACAATATAATAATATCATACTTGTTTTTAAATTGCAATAGGTTTTTTACTTTTTTTTACTTTTTTACTATGTTATGCAAAATATAGGTATTGAAAAAAATCTTAAAACATGTCATATTTATTTATTTTTTATTTTACCTAATAATTATATACAATAATAATAAAATAATATAACACAATTTATAAAATAGGGAAAAAATAGACAACTAAAAAAAAAAATAGTGATATTACACAACTTGTAAAAAAGTTTCATAACCTACTAAATACACAACATAGGGAATATACCTATTTTTACTATTCAATTTTTAAATTGCTTTTTTGCGTAATAAGGATAGATAAATAATATGAAGAATTATGTAAATATAATCTATACATAGGGGGTGGGGTTGAAAATGATCTTTTATTTGGGGTTTAACTCTTTGTGTCGTATGTATATTAGTTTTTTTTTTGTTGTATAAAGGAAGAAAAATAAAAAAAAAAATTAAAATTGACAAAAATAAAAAATATGCTATAATGAAATTGGTGATAATATGATTACGAACGATCCACTATTTCCAACGGAGGAACCTGATTACAGTTTAATGGACAGAACATCTAGTGAATACAGGAAAGCAAAAGTAGAGAACGAATACATCAGGGAAGAATTAAGCAAGAAAGAAGAAGAGCCATTAACTAAGGCACTAAGTGAGGCGACTCATTTAGAAGATGCGAAGAAGGCAAAATTCATAGAACTTGCAGGGCTATACTTAGAGGACATAAAGGACAACCTATTTAGGAACCAGTTTGAGCTAAGCAAGTTATACGAAGGGAGTACAGCAGATGAGTGGAACGACTTTTTAAATGATCGTATAGTAGCCACATATTTATCAAGGCACAAGAGGACATTACTAAAGTCAGCAGCAGAGGACAATCTTGCGAATCCACTTGCGAAGAACAAGAGGGATAACTTAAAGTTAATAGAAAACATAGAAGAGCAGGAGAAATATGAAGCACAGAAGAACATAGTAATAATCCGAATACCAGATATATATGACGAGGATGTTAAGGATGAATAGAGTATATTAAGGGAAACTTGAGGTCTCTCCAAAGCTTTATTTAAGGTTGTTTTGATTTTTATTTATCGTGTATTTAGGGCTCACAAAGAGTCCACTTTATGTCGCCTAGTCTATAAGACTTGTTCATTTTTTAAATTATTTAATATTAAGATCATTTTATTTTTTAAATCTAATCACACTTCAAGTTTTCCTTAATATCCCCTATTCGTTTTCCTTTCTTTAGCACTGTCTTTATAGGCAGTGTAGAGTAGATAATTAGCATAACCTGTCTTATAAGGTTAGTTATACAAATCAGTAAGACAATGGGAAAGTATAACTCTTATCTACTGTACAGTGCTTATAAGGTGATAATATGAAGAAATTAGTAGACAACAAAGATGTTATAGTATATCAGTGTCCTTACTGTGGAACAGGGAAGATAACCATAAACAAACATGGAGCTCACAAATATGGATATTGTGATACCTGTGATGCAGCATACATACACTATATACCTTTACCACACCAGCTTGATGTGCATAAAAATAAGCACAAAATCAAGCTTCTTTTAGGTGGAATGGGAAGTGCTAAATCAAATTGTGGAGTAATGGAGATAATAAATCATGCCCTAAATGTGCCTAATGGACAGACAATAATGTTAGCACAGACATTAAAGCAGTTAAGTAAGGCAATAATGCCTATTTTTGATGAATATTTACCTAGAAAATTTGTTACTAAGTGGACAGATACAAAGGCAGATATAGAGATAATATTAAACAATGGGCACAAAATAACAGGATTTGCATCAGATGATGAAGAGAAATTTCGTTCAATGAACATAACAGCATTTTATATAGAAGAAGCATCTGGAGTTGATCCAAAGGTATATCAAGAATGTGTACGAAGATTAAGAAATGTACATGGTATTATAAATGGAGTAGCTCATTATGTAGGGATAATATGTTCCAACCCATCACAAGGATTCATAAGAGACTTATTATTTACAGCAGATGAGATACATGGAAGTGCATCAATAGCAAAGACAGTAGAGATGTATAAGCAAAGAGTAAAGAACAAGAATCTAGACTTAGCAGCATTTTTATCAAGTTCACGAGATAATCCATACTTACCACCTGGATTTGTTAAGTCAGTAATAAATTCTTTAACACCAGAGCAAGTAAGGTTATATGTTGATTGTATAATTGAGTATGCAGAAGGTGCAGTATATCCAAGTATTTTAAGTATGACAGAAGAACCATTTAAAATACCAGATAATTGGGAAAGATATATAGCACATGATCCAGGAATACATGATCCAGCAGCAATTTTACTATGTGCGATAGATCCAAATACAAAAATAATACATTTTTATAGAGAATATTACAAAACTGACCAAGTTTTAGCCCAAGTTGCAACAGCATGGAAGGAAATGACCAGAGATATACCCCAAGGGTGCCTTAATATGCCCCTAATTGATCCCTCAGCGAACAAAAGAAGCAAAGTAACAGGTAGAACATACAAGCAACAGCTTCAATTAGAGCATGGAATAGTAACAAAAGAGGCAAATAATTCAATAGAAGATGGTATACAGAGGGTAAAAAACATGATGTACAATGGAAAAATACGAATTTTTAACAATTTAACCAATACATTATGGGAAGGATGCGAATATAGGTATCCAACACAGGAAGAAAGAAGTAAAAATAAAAATCTTGGAGATACACCACTAGATAAGAACAATCACTTAATGGATTGTTTGAGGTATATATGCCAAGATTTACCATATGATTACTTAGATGTAAAACAAGAAGCAAATAATAACTATTTAAGGTTTTTTAACAAGTTACAAAATGATGCAAAAATAGGAAAGAAAATTAGTGCCTTGTCATTTAATCAATTAATTGATATAATAAAGACAGATTATGATAGTGAAGAGATTGCTTCAAGTAATCTAGATTGTGCAGGAGGATATGAGATATGATCAAGAAGTTAATTTGGTTAATAAAGAACCAAGAACAAATTGAAAAGCTTTTAAAAGAAGGAATTCCAAAAAAAGACAACAAAGAAAGTGACTTTTCTATAGCTGGGGTACCTGAATTTCAAAAGGAATATGTCAATGACTTACTCAAAAGTGAGAATAAGTAAGGAGGTAAAACATGGATGTTTATAGAGATGAAGAATTTCAAAAGAAAGAGAAAAAACTATATGAATTAGTATCATCAGCTATTACATTTAGGCAATCACAAAGAGATAAAGAGTATATTACAAATATGGCTCATTATGAAGGTTTGCATTGGATGTTAGCAGAAAACAAAGTAGATTCACCATTTTTATTAAGAAGTGATATAAATCACTTAAAAAATGCAGTAGACATAAGATTAGGAAGTCTATGTTCTGAAAAATATTGGGGAGAACTAAAACCTATTAGTCCAAATGACATACAAGATATAGAAAACTTAAATGTATTATATAGAAATGAATGGAACCGATTAAGTGCTGATGATTATGTAGAATATGTAGTTAAATATGGTGCAATTTGTGATAATGGATATGTACTTGTAAATTATGATCCATCAAAGATAATTGGTGGTACTTTAACAAAAAGAGAGGGTGCTATTGTATTAGAGCAACTTGAAACAAGTAATGTATATCTAGATCCATCAGCAAGTAATATAGATGAATGTGAATATATAGTTGTTAAGTCAAGAAAATCAAGACTATGGATTGAAAAGAATAAACCTAAGTGGTTATCAACTATTAGTGAACTAAATATAAAAGAAGGTGTATCTGATCCAGCAGGAAGTGGAGATATTTTTGTAGGAAGAGATTATAGCAAGGCTTCAGATAAGATGTTTGATGTTTATACAATGTATAAAAAGGAAATAGAAGACAGGGAAATTGAACAAGAAGATGGACAAAAAGTAGTAAAAACTAAAGTAAAAGCAATACGAGTAAAGGAATACTACTTTATAAAGGAACATCTAATGGAAATAAATGATAACTATCCATTTGATG